GGCATCCAATATGATTGACAAATTTATCAAAGCAAAAGGTGCATTGAGTGATGTAGATACTTTCACAATCTTTACCGAAGGTGGTGATTTGAAGATGGCAATTGGTTATTCTTCTATCTCTACAAATCGAGTTACATTTACTGCACAAAAAGATTATGCAGAAACAGTAAAACCAATTTCCTTCTCAGCAAAGTATTTGAAAGAAATTTTAACTGCAAACAAAGAAGCAACTAATGCAAAATTAAAAGTTTCAACAGATGGTTTATCAAATGTTGAATTTCAAATTGATGATTTTGTATGTAAATATTATTTAGTAGAAATTTCAAATTAATAAAATGGCAAAAGAACAATTAGAATTATTTCCAACAGAAGTTGGTTATGAATTATCTCCACAAGAAGAAGTAAATATTCCAGAAACACAACCGATTGCAGATGCAGAATGGTGTTTTCAATTTTTTAATAATGAACCAATTGTATTTGCATGGTCAAATGAAGGTGAAGAACCTAGTCCTTTGACTTTACAATTAGAACCAAATCAAGGTGAAGGATTGAATTTCCAACAAAATGGAATGGTATTTAAAATTTTCCCAAGAGAGATTACCGAAGAAACAAAAAAACAAAGAGCAGAACAAAATGAAAGTAAAAATAAAGAAGCTTAGTGATATTGTAACTATCCCCACATATGCGAAAGCTAGTGATGCCGGATTAGATTTAGTAGCAACATCGATTGTAAACGCAACACCGACTCAAATTACATATGGACTGGGTATATCATTGGAAATACCTGAAGGATTTGTTGGATTAATATTTCCTCGTTCATCCGTTCGTAATTATGATTTGGCATTAACCAATTCAGTTGGTGTAATTGATAGTGGATATAGAGGTGAATTGCAGGCAACATTTCATAAAACAAAAGGATTAGAGTCAAAAGTATATGAAGTAGGAGAAAGGGTGGTTCAAATTATGATTATTCCACATCCATCTATTGAATTTATAGAAGTAGAAGAATTATCTAATACCGAAAGAGGTGACGGTGGATTCGGTTCAACTGGAAAATAATATGAAGAAAATATATTTTGATGGGTGTTCATATACATACGGCCAAAGTTTGGAATTGTATTGTAATCCATTAAATATATTTTCTGATAATAGATTGAGTCATTATACATTTACAAATGAAGATATACAATTTATCAAAAGTAATAGATATAGTGGTTTGGTTTCCACAATTGGAAAATTTAATGAATATAATAAATCAAGAAATGGAAAATCAAACGGCAGAATTTTATTTGATTTAAAAAGTGAAAATATAAATGAATACGAATATGTAATCATACAATTAACACATTTTGGTAGATTTTTTACAAATAATATGTGTGAGTGGATTAGTAATACAAATGAAATAGAAAATTTATTAAAAAATAAAATACTATCGGAAGATGTTATCAATTACACAATAAATAATATTGATAAAATACAATATGAATATTATTTAGAACTGGCTTTATTATTTAAAAATTATCCAAATAAATTAAAAATAATATTTCATAGCAATGAGTGGGAAGATATCTTAACGAAAGAAGAAATAGAAAAATATGGAATTTCAATTGATAATGAATATATGATTAGAAGGTGGGCAGAAAATAATAGTATGTTTATTAACCAACAACCTTTATTTTCAAGACACGCCGCATCAAATAGAGACACACATTTAACAATTGAAGGACATAAAATTTTAGCACAAGAAATAATAAAACAATTATGAGTTTTTTCGCAAACGAAAACAATAAAAAGGAACATAGTTTATGGGTAGAAAAATATCGCCCACAAACACTTGCTGACTATGTTGGTAATGAAACCATCAAAGAAACAATTCAGCAGTATTTGGATGCAAACGATATTCCACATTTGTTGTTATACGGAAAAGCAGGTACGGGTAAGACCACACTTGCTAAACTAATCGTAAACACAATCAAATGTGACTTTATGATTATCAACGCATCGGATGAAAACAATGTGGATACTGTTAGAACAAAAGTAAAGAACTTCGCATCATCAGTTGGGTTTGCGGGTTTCAAAGTAATCATATTAGATGAGTTTGATTATATGACACCCGGAGCACAAGCGATTTTGAGAAACTTAATGGAAACATTCAGTAAGCATTGTAGGTTTATCTTAACCTGTAATTACATTGAGAAAATCATTGACCCCATTCAAAGTAGATGTCAGTCTTTCGCAATCACTCCTCCGACTAAAAAGGATGTAGCAGTTCAGGTAGCAAAGATATTAGACGCTGAAAAGATTAAGTATGAACCAAAGAATATGGCTGATGTGATTAACTCATACTATCCAGATATTAGAAGAATACTTAATACTTGTCAATTACAATCTGCAAAGGGAGAATTAAAAGTAGACCATAGAGTAATGGTTGAAGCAAACTTTGCAACTAAACTTATCGAATTGTTAAAGGAATCCGATGACAAACGAAATATGTTTATGAAAATTAGACAGGCAGTAGCAGACAATAAATTAAACGACTATTCAGAAATGTATACAATGTTATACGACAAAGTGGACGAATATGCAACAGGAAATGTAGCAAATGTGATTTTAACTATTGCAGATGGTCTTTCAAAGGACGCATTGGTAGTAGATAAAGAAATCGTATTTATGTCTACAATTATACAAATATTAAACATTATAAAATAAAAATTATGCAAGAGCAAATGAACCAATTACCGCCGAATTTCAATTTAAATGACGCGAGAGATATGGATTGTGAATGTGGTGGAAAGATATTTTTACCAGGTTACAGATTCAAAAAAATTAGTAGATTATTAACAGGTGCACCAAAAGATTCGGTAATGCCTATTGAATTGTATGTATGTGCAACGTGTGGTAAACCTTTAAATGAATTACTTCCACAAGAATTACAAGAAACAAAAATTATAGAATAATGGCACAAAAGTTATTTGACCATATCAATGCAATAACTACCGTACAAGACCCAAAGTATTTTGATAAACTTTCAGAAGAAGATTTAAAAACTTGGAGTAATTTTATGATTAATAGATTTTTATCAATGAAACCTGAGTGGGTTGAATTGATTGCATCTCTATTACCATTAACACAAACTTTACAACCAAAAGAAATGTATAAATTGTATATTAGTGTTATTCCAAAGGGTAAATATTTTTTAAAATATATCAAAGGTAAATCCGAAGATAAATACGAAGAATTTATAGTCGATTTATTAAAGAAAGAATATGATTGTTCGGAAAACCAAGCAATCGAATATTTGGAAGTATTGTATTCAACAAGAGAAGGTAGAGAATATATGAAATATGTTTGTGAAAAGTATGGTGTGGATAAAAAACAAATAACTAAATTGAAACTAAAAATTTAATATTTATATAAAATAATTTATGAATAGTAGTTTCGAAACGGCAAAAGAACATTTTTTAGAATATGGATATTGTAATGCTTCTTTAAAAGATATTGATTTAGATTTTTATAATTACTTAGAATCTAATTTTCTTTGTGATGAAGAAAATAATATACAAAATAAATTTTTTAGATTTAGATTTGATTCTACCAATTTTGAAACAGTTTATCGTTCTACTACTGAATCATATGAAGATGCCAGAATTAAAAAAGAAGAATTTTTAAGTTTATATAATAATGATGATATAACCCAATGTTGGTTTGGTTCCTATGTTAGTAACAATGAACAAAGAAAAATAATACAAAATGGTATTTATAATATTTGTAAATATTTTTATAATTTAAAAAATGGTGTTTCTTTAGATACTTCCGAACTTGAACTTACATATTATGATAAAGGGTGTAGATTTAGAGTACATCACGACGCAATTACTATAAATTTATGCTCTATTATCATCTATTTGAATAAAAATTATAATAGAGAAAACGGTGGATTATTGTATTTGAATGGTGAGGAAATTATTCCAGAGTTTGGTAATATAGGATTTATGGACTTATCAAAATCAGATATTAGTCATGGTGTATCGGAAGTAACCGGTGGCCCAGGAAGATATGCAATACTTGCTTTCCCAAAGCTTTTACAGCAAAATCTAATATAAAATAATTTGGTAAATTGAATAATTTGTCTTATATTAGACTTATTATGGCAAGAGTATCATTTTCACAATATAGTATGTGGCATAGTTGTCCACATCAATATAAATTAGCATATATAGATAAGTTAGGAGAAAACTCCTCTAACATACATTCAATCTTTGGAACTGCAATGCATGAGACACTCCAAAACTATTTGGAGAAGTGTTTAAGAATATCAAAGTCACAAGCTGACAAAATGATT